TAGTGCTTGTAGTCTGCCTGGAAGATCGAGTTGCTGTGTAAGACGGTCACACCGAGGATGAATGCGATTGCGTAGCTCTTCATGCTATTTGCTCTCCCCGGTCACGCAAGGGATACGACGGATGATAGCAGCGCAGCCACGACGGGCTTTGAAGCGGTTGAGCAGGCTATTGATGATGTTGCGGTTCATGTGTAAGCTCTCTTTCAGAAGGCGAAGCGTCCGTGCTCCGACTCACTCAGTATCTCATGTATCAGTCTATTAGTCAAGACGTGCCATGTAGATGATCGGCTAAGACGAGCGAGAGTTGAGTCGCAATGGGGTGACGACTGGGAGTTGAACCCAGGTCGTCCGCTTCACAGGCGGATGCCTTACCACTAGGCTACCGTCACCGCAGTGGAGTTGCGGCGGGATTCAAACCCGCAGATGATCCAAGGTATTCCCCTGGATCGACCGGTGCACCAGCCTCGCCTTTCCTCAGCCACGCAACTCGTGGGTATCATAGCATTCGAGGTCAAGACAAACGCGCGCTAAGGGCATGCTAGATGCGAGACACATAGCCGGCAACTGTCTCATTCATATGCCACAGCAAGGACAACGCACCAACAGCAGCGCAGAACACAGCAAGCGAAGTAACGCAGTCCCTATCCGAGTCAGTCGGGTAGAGTGGGCAGCAAGCACGGCTGACACTATCAGGTTGACCACCATCTCAGCGCTCAGGGTAGCGTCAGCGTGGCAACACACAACAAAGGGGTAGGGGTTCACTACACTACCTTACAGAGACGCAGTTGCAACGCAACGAAGGCTCGCAGCTCTACACGCAACACACCACAACCACACGAGCGGAAGCCACCCAGTGAACTAAAAGCACTGGTATCGTGCTACCACGTCTCTCCTCGTCTGTCATGCCGTACGGCTTAGGTCATGGTCGGCCCCTTCGAAGTTTGGCCACCCACCATGCACAGCAGTTGTGCCCTGATAGAAAATTTGGAAAAATAGTTTGCTTGGTAGCTTTGCTGGTCAGGTGATTAGAACTACGAGCGAGGTACGAGTGAGTTACACTAGGCGTTGCTGTAAGCGAGCAAACCTTGCTGGGATGACTGCGGAGCCTTCGTCACGTTTTGTGCCACATCTTGCTGACGTTTTGTGTGGTACAGGGAGTGTAATTCTCACTGGTGTGTCTTGGTTGCCTTAAGTCTTGCGTTAGTGTAGAGTGGTGAGTATGAGTGAACAACACGAACTTGATCTTGATACGTTACTAGCTCTTTGCAGCACGCATACGATCCGTGTGTATAGCGCTGTGCGCAAAGATGAATTGCGTTTTGCTGAGACCTGCGAGTACCCACTTGGTGCGTACGCTCCTGAATCGAACCGTATCCGTCTTGCGATTCAGCGTGCTGCGTTGCGTGAATTGTCTGCGATCAATGCTGAGCGCCGCAAGGCCCATGAAGTTGATGAGTGATTGTGTTGGTTGTGGTGAACGAGGATGGCTGATTTCGAGCGCGAGCTTACCGCGATCGTCGACCGCGAGAAGCTGATCGAGAAGATCCGCGCGCTGCCGGCAGACACGAATATGCTGGTCATTTTCACCTACAATAACCCCGAAAATGACCAGACGGAATTCCTCGATCAGTATGTGAGCGGTGACGTCTCGCTAACGAATTCGCTTTGGATGCTCGCGCGCACGGAGCGCATGATTCATAAGATCGCGGACATATCCGCGCGTCGAAATCACGATCACGCCTCTGGGGGCTCCGGTGGTGGTGATCCTGAATGCTGAGTAGCACCTGAAACTGGTATGCTTTGTTCCTCACGCTGCAATCAAGAGGTATGCGCCTGTGCGTAGGAAGGACGAGTTCTTTGTAGATCTGATTAAGGAAAAGGGCGTTCCTCAAACAGCATCTGAGAAGCGCGAGATCGCCGAAGCTGTTTGGCCCAGTCTTGAGGATTGGAATACGAATGCTATTGTCAAGAAAGTCAATCAAAAGCTTCGGCAGCCGGATATTAAGCTTGCTCTTGGCGAGGCGTTTTTTGAGGTTTCCGGCTTTACTCCGGCAGAGGCGTTGTCATTACACATCCAGCATATCCGAGGCTTCAAACGCAAGGTTATGGATGGCAATGGCAAGATCCAGCAGATTCAGGACAGGCCGAACTATCAGGCGCTCAAGGATTACGAGCAGCTCGTTATTGGTGGGCCTGAGAAGCGAATTCGTGTGGATAGCCGCAATGTGAACGTGAACTTAGATGGTGAGCAAGCAGCGCAATCATTACGTCGCGAGGGGCCACCGCCTACCCGTGCCCGTACCTTGACTGCTGGTGAGTATCGCATCCCTCGTCCTACAGAAGAAGACATGGATCGGATATCACCGTTAGAGTATGTGGATGAGGGGGAAACAGATGATGAATGATGACAAGCTACAGGAAGTTGTTCGTAGCGCATGCGCGGGCTTTGCTGAAGGGTTGATCCATGCATTATATCGAGTTTCTGAGCGGGATGGGAATTATGGCGGGGATGGCCATAATTATGAGCCCTGCGCTGTACCAACGCAAACCGCAGATGAAGAAGTATCACGTGATGACTGGTGGCAGCGTAGCGCAGATCCTGATGAGACACCAGAGCGCTCGATAGACCCTGATGTGTTAGCGCGTGCCGTGTCTGAGATGACGGAGCACGTGCCTGCTGGGTTCTATGATCCTATGGCACCTCGGGATGATATGACACCTTGGATGAGCGTAGAGAAGCCATGAATCCAACGTGGATGGAAATGGTATGTAACCCTGATCAGTATTTTACGGTGTTCCCCTGGGATCAACGTAAAGAAACTATTACGGTTGTAAACTTGCTCCCTAAATATGGTTGGGTTTTGTTTATCCCAGAGAAACGTTGCGCAACAGCAAGGCGTAGGCGCATTAAACGCCACCTAAATGCTTGACTTTACCCGCAAGCAGATAGATCCTGAAGCCTTACGCATTATTGAGCGTACAGGCCATAAGGTTCTCCCCGGGAGACGCAACCCCGCAAAGCGCGACTTCTCACCGAATTGGGATGGGTTATCACGCGAGTGGTGGTCGGCAATACGCAAGAACAATTATAAAGATTATTGCCGCTTAATTAGTATTTGCGAAGAAGATTACCCCACATTTGCAGCATGTTTATTACGCGTATATAATAAAACTGTTTCTCGTATTCACCCATTCATATTTAATAATGCGCAACAGCATGCATGGAATATTCTTGCGCAAATGCTCGCCGATGGCCTACCGCTCATGGTCATCTTCCTTAAAGCTCGACAGCTTGGGGTTTCAACCTTTGTGCTTGGTAAGCATGAATGGCATGCATGGCGTGAGCGAGATATCAGCACAACCATTATTGCTCACGACGCAAAGCTCGCCGGTACGCTCGTCCGTACGCTAGGCTTATTCTACGATGAGCTGCCTGACTTACCAGAGATTAAGCCAGAGCTACGTGAGAAGAGCCGCACGGCTCGTGTACCCAAGAAAGAGCTGCACTTCTCCAAGCGCAATGGCCAAGAATGGCGTGCGCAAATCTCTACCTATACGTCAAAGAATGTTGAGGTTCGTGGTGAGCGTACGAAGCATATACTCGAATCGGAATATGCTTTCTATGAAGATCCGCAAGCGCTCAACGACGCCCTTATGCCCCAGCTTCCACCTATTGGTTCTCCGGCACGCAAAGAGTGCTCGGTTATTGTTGAGAGTACCCCTAATGGGCAGAATCATTTCTATGACTTCTGGCGGGTCGCTAAGAGTGGCGATACGGAATGGAAAGCAATATTTCTTCCATGGTTTATCGCAGATGACTTATACTCCGTTGAGCCGCCTGCTGACTGGAACATGTCACGAGATGAAAAGAGAATTCAAAAAGAACTGAGTAAAGAGCGCGTAAATAAATACGATGGTAAGCCTGTTTCCAAAGCGCAAATGTATTGGCGCAATTTGGAAATTAAAGCCAAAGCCGGAGATATTGAAGATTCCGAAATGGCCTTCAATATGGAATATCCAAGCGATGATGAGTCATGCTTTTTGCTTTATGAGAGCAAATCAATATTCCGAGATGATATGCGCTACCTCGGAAGTTGCATATCCGAAATGGAAACCTTAGGCCGCGATAATTGCAGAGTTAACTCGTGGCCTAAGGGAGATTATGCTTTAGGCGATATGGAGTTTGAGCGTCTCGGCAACCCGTTTTACGAAATGCAACCGCCCACCACTAAGCGTCCGATATTCATCCCGAATCGGAGGGGCAATCTTAAGGTATGGGAGCCGCCAACGCCCGGACATATCTATGCAGCCGGCTCGGATCCTGGTGATCTCCATGATAATGCGGTGACACAAATCGTCTGCGTAACGTGCGCGCAGCAAGCGGCTGAACTCGTGGTGCACCAAGAGGGGGTGGAGAATTTCTGCGATCAAACTGTGGCCCTTCTGCGCTGGTATTTCCGAGCGCTATGGTTACCAGAAGTAAACGAGATCGGGTCAACTCTCCTCAAACGTGCCCTCAATGATTGGCACTATGGGAACATAGCCCGTGAAGAGAAGTTCGACGAAATTGGCTTAAAGAAACACAAATTCGGCTGGTTGACAAGCGAGCAGAATAAGCCAATTCTTATGAGCAACTTTACCACATTGATCCGTGAGCGCTTCTTTATGATTGCCTCACGTGAGCTGCGTAGTGAAATGAGCACGTTCGAATATGAGGGACTTACCAGTCGAGGGAACCCCCGGTACAAGGGCAGTGGTGCGAAGCACGACGATCGAGTCATGGCTATGGCACTTGCTCTTAAGGCCGTCGCGCAATCGCCCCGCTATCTATCGGAGCTTACAAAGAAGCGGCACAACCTTATTCCTAGCGCATTCGACCTTGGGATAAACTCAAGCCCAGAAGTAGAAGAGCGCAAATCAAAGACGCTCCCTGACGCAATGGCAGAAGCATTAGGTGACAACGCAGTGTATGATCTAAGTATGAACCCGATACGAGGAGCTTTTGGAGGCATCTTCTAGTGGCCTATTACCAATTCGAATGTGAGCATGATGAAGAAACAATCGAATCCCCGATGGCTTCTGTTCCAGATACTCATCTTATGTCTGATAGCTGTGTGGGCAAGCGGGTGTACTATCTCCCCCACCACACCGAAGATCGACGTCACATGCGTGGCGAGCGGAAAAGCCCCGTTACCGGGTTGCCGTATGCTTCCAGCAGAACCGAAGAGAGACGCATTGAACGTGAGCGCGGGATCGAGTTTCTAAGTCCAAGCGAAATGCCCAAGCAATGGGATACACTGAAGCGCTATTCGCAACACGTCAAGCATGGCGGGGAAAGACTTGATCCACACGCAGTGAACCCAGAGCCGAAAACTGACCTCAAGGGTGAGATAAGCAGAAAGATGGCGGAACGTGGCCTCAGGTTCGGTTAGACACCCCGATCAAGCGCGGGATGAATTCGAGACCAAGCTCCTTAGGAAAGTCGGAGAGATGGTTCGACTTGCCGATGTTGAGGAAGAGGCCCGTCGCCGCTCAGATCGCCTAGGTGCCAATATCTATTATGGCCGACATTGGAATGTTCCAATGCCGAAGAATCGCGCTGCTTTGGTGTTCAATGTCGCCAAGTCATTAGTCGATCATAAGATCGCCATTATGACGAAGCAGATGCCGATACCGGTGGTGCAGCCAGAGGACGCCGGAGATATTGACGCTGCGCACAAGATGCGCACAGTGTTGCAGTCATACTGGCGAGCCGATCGTATGATGGTAAAATCGCGTAACGCTTTGCGCATGTGCAACACGATGCGAACTGTAGCGTCGAAGACATATTGGGACCCCGATCTCAAAGGCGGCATTGGGGACGTCACTACAGACATAATCCCCGGCTATCGGTTAATCCTGGACCCGCGAACAGACAACGTTGATCGCATGGAGTTCATTGGTGATCGTGCCTGGATGCCGCGCACTCGTGCAATGAAAATGTACCCTGAAGCTGCGGAGAAGATACGCGATGCCGGATACCCAGGGAACACCGTTGTCGGAGTATCAGGGAATGATTCTCCAGCCGTTAGTCCTTACAAACCAGCCGGAGGCGTGGAAACGTCTTCTGCTGGAGGAGCCATCGTCAACGGAAGGCCCGTCATCACTGCCTTCACTGGCCGTTCGGTTTCTGCTGCTGCGGCTGATGACTCAGTAGAGATCCGAGAAGTCTTCTACCGAGATCGTAGCTTGGTAGAACGTGAAGTTCAAAAGGTCGATGGCTATGGCAAGCCTGAGAAGCGCATCGCAACCAACGATAAGGGTGCCCCGAAATTCAAGCAGACATCCGATTGGGATGATATTTTGGGCGAGCCGGCTTGGGAGATTGAAACCGAAGAGATCTTCGAGACGAAGCTTGTGCCGAAGTATCCGTTTTACCGCAAGACGGTGACGTTATTCCCTGATAATAAGTTGATCGATGATGATGCCTTTGACGCGCCGCATCCCTATGAGTTACTAGGCGATCAGCTTTCACTTGAAGGCCCGTGGCATAAGGGGTGCATCCTTGAAACAGAAGATCTGCAAGCCACCGTCAATATTTCCGCATCGACAATGCTCGACAACCTGCGTTTCAGTGCTTTTCGGGCATTTAAGAAAACAAGCTCCAGTAACATACAGAAGAACAACCTCGTCATATCACCTGGCGAGGTTATCGATGTTGGTCCAACTCAAGATGGCTTGGCGGCGTTGGAGTTTCCCCAAGTAAGCCAAAGCTGGTTTGAATGGCTCAACTTCATCATCTCTCTGATGGAGCGTATTATCGGTGCGACGGGCGTCATGCAAGGAGAGTCGGCTGGCCGAGTTGATTCGGCTCAGGGTTATGACATGCTGGCGGAAATCGGAGGAAGCCGCATCGTCGAGTGCACCCAAAGATTCGAAGAGTGGATCGGCCGGCTCATGTCCAAGGTCGCGTGGTACGCACAAAGGTATTACACGGAAGATCACGCCGTCCGAGTGGAAGACCATGATGGCAATCTCACGTGGGAGCGGGCAGCATCTCCAGAACTTGTCGGATCCTTTACATTCCATGTTGTTACTGGTTCAACGTTGGCATGGAATGAATCAAGCAAGCGCGCGCGTGTCATCGAAGAGTTCCAGCAAGGTTTCCGCGATAAGGTCAGTGTCTGGCAGAACCTCGGAATCGAGGATTGGCAGATCATGAAGAAGCGTATGGAGACGCAAAACCCCGCGATGAACCCGGCACCACCGCCTCGCACACGTCAAAACCTCGGTTCTAAAGGAGGCAAAAAGAATGCAACAAGCAAGCCACATTGATTCCGAGCATGACTTTAACGAAGCTGTCGCAGCACTTCGCATGGCCGCACCAGACGTAACGCGTGCGCTCGTTCGCCTTATAGGCCGCGAGCGTCCGATCTTTGGGACCGTTACAATATCATTTCAAGCAGGCACTGCTACTACTGCCGAGAAGCGCGAAACATTCAAATCATAGACTTTGTGCTATGATCGTATAAACTTGGTATACATTTAGGTACACGCGGCATCCGAACAACGGAGCCAGCATTATAGACGAGGATCTATTTTGGCTGGAAAACCTCCGGGGATGCAGATGCCGCCCAAGGGCGGACAGAACCTGAAGGCAGCGATTGCGGGGCAATCTGCGCCAGCTAATCCCGCGACACAAAACGAGCGTCGTGATCCTCATTATAAGAGTCTTGAAGACTTAAATCGTGTTCGGCGCGCGCTGGAGATGGCGCTTGAGCCATACGATGAGGGCCCCCCAGATGCGAAAGCAGACGTCTTGCATATGATGCGTGGCGTTATTGATCGCATGCTTAATGGTGTGAGCCCCACGGATGCCCTTGAAGTAGGGATCCAAACCATCGTCCCCCTCCCCATGGCAGGCGCTGGGAGTGCGGGATTAGGCGGAGCGCCTCCAACGGCTCCAGGTCTTGGTATGCCCGGGATGCCCATGACACCACCGCAAGGCGGTGCTCTCGGCAGTCCGACCCCAGCCATGCCGGGGGTGTCGCCTGGCCCCTTGCCAGGTTAACAATAAGGAGAACTGTCTATGAAGCGTCATGGTCGCAGTAAAAAGGCTCGTAAAGAGTCCCGTAAGCACCACCGTTAGTTTTTAAAAGCTAACAGTGGCTTAACCCTAGTTCACACTCTGCGCTAACGGAGAAACCGAAGTGTCTAATCAGGTCGAGTCCATCCTTGATCCCACCGCAGCTCAAGCGGCTAGTTCTGTTGCAGAACCAGCGGTTGACCCAGCGGCGCAGAGTGATGACTACCCTCAGTATACCCGTGAAGAAGTCATGCAGCTTGATCGTTTCGCACGGCAAGCGGCAGCAGAATTAGAGCGCCTCAAGCCTTATCGTGATGAAATCGAAGAGATTGCATCTGATGAGGAGATGCGCAATTTCTATAAGACGTCTCGCGATTATTACAAAAAGGGCAAGCAAGAGCTTCAGCCAGCGACTCAAACCATGCCTGCTGATGACGATATGCGCGAAGTTGTCTCGTATGTCAAAAGTCAGCGGCAGCGTGAGATTGAGCAGAATAATGCCACGATTCAGCGCTTTAACGAGGAGCAACATGTTGTTGCCCAGCGGCTCAAACGAGACCACGGTCTCGATCACGAGAAGTTGGTTTTCTTAGCTGAAACGGCAGATACCATGGCTAAACGCTCCGGCCGCTTTGTAGGTCTCGAAGAGGCGTACAACACGGTCAAGGGCTTTTCATCACCAGCGGCAGGCAACAAGCCACCAACGGTCGCGTTGCGTGGGGATGCTTCAACGCCTGGGGTCCCTTCAGCTAGCACAAATAAAGATCGCTGGAAAAGCGACTTTCATGGGGCGTTAACTGACCAGCTTCGTGCTGGCAAATCGTAGGGGACGATAGATGCCAAACTTCTCGTCGTCGTATGACTTTACTAATCCGCTTCAAGTCTTAACGCGGGAAGCGGTAATCAGCGAAGTCATCATCGACCACGTCATCAAGTCCATTCGCCTAACGCAGTACCTGATGCAAAAGGGTCTCGTTGACGATAAGCGCGGTGGTGCTGCGCTCACGTGGAACAATAACTTCGGTCTTTCACCGAACACGGTAACGTTCGACGGTGATGATCCACTGCCGATTCAATCGATGAACAGTAATCTCTACCGTGCCGCTTTAGGCTGGAAGAGCTATGCTGATGCGCTCGTGCTTCCGATTAACGACATTCTCGACAACGAGGGGTCGCCAGAGCAGATCAGCTCTATCGTAGAAGCGCAGCTCGACATTACCAAAATGTCGCTCGTGCGCAAGATCGCTATCGACTTAATCAATAACACGCAGAACATCGATCCGAAGGGCGTTGATGGTCTTGCCGGCGCTATCGATGACGGTACAGTGCTTCCAACTTATGCGCAGATCTCGCGTAATCAGGTTGGCAATTATTGGAAGTCTCAGGTCAACTATCAGGTAGCTTCAACGGCGAACTTGCTCAATACGATCCATGCGATTGATATTCAAGCCAGTATCGACGGTCAGCGCCCTGATGCGTACTTCACGGGTCCACTGGCATTCGGTCAGTTGATTGAATCGCTCACCCCGCAAGATGCATACATCCAACCTGAGATGGCTCGTGCGGCTGGTGGTAATGACCTGATATTCAACGGCAACCCCGTGTTTATCGACAATTACATGCCAACCGGCGTTGCGACCCCTACGACGTTCACGATCTCTGGTAGCAATAGCTTCGGTCAGTTCCTCGGCTTGAATAGCTCGTTCATCAAGCTGATCCTGAATCCGAAAGCCAAGTTCGCGACCACCGATTGGATTGCAGCGCAGAACAACGCAACGGTTTTCTGCCGCATCTTCGCACGTCTTAACCTCACCGTCCTGAAGCCGTCATCCCACTTCAATCTATACATTCAGGGGGCGTAAACATGGCTAGTCATCGCGTAGGACAACATAAGCAAGATAGCTCGCATTCCACATCAATGCCAGCATACAGCGTTACCGGTGGCAACATCGTAACGCCGGTCGAAGCTTTCTCTAAAGGCATCACCAGCGGTATGCCTTCCCTAACAGCTCGTGGTTATAACAAAGAGTATGGCTCGGACACTTTCCCGATTAAGGGCGGCTCTTCCAAGAAGTCAAACCCTCTTGGCGCTTTTGGCCTTGGAGGTAAAGACTAATGGCATTTGGCGCAACCCCGGGTATTATCACCGATGGTCCCGGAGCGGATAGCTTCCGCAGCATTATCCCCATTCGCTACAGCCTCACCTCGGGCAATCAGGTTTTCCCAGGCGCATGCTTCAAGCGCAACCTGCTTCAAGTTGTTGGGCGCAATGACACGTATCCGCAATACTCCAATGGCGATCAAGGCGTACTGCCGACAAGTGCCTCGTCAGGCTTTGTCGCTGGTGTCTACCGTGGTACTGCCGTAACCAACGCCTCTGGTGCAAGCGCTTCTGTTGGTCTCGGCCTCGTTCGCCAGGGTGTAACCCCGGTGCGCGTCGGTGCGCTTAACGGCGGAACGGCCATCACGGTCGGTTCCCTCGTTGGCTTCTCAGCCGCAACGGGTGCCGCCAGCTACGACATCCCGACGATTCAGACATACACCATCGGTGCGATGATTGGATACGTCACGGGGTATCAGATCGCAACTGCTTTGCAGACGGCTGTAACGGCAACGGGCTCGCAGACGGTCAGTGTCATGAACACTGATGGCATTACAACCTCTACGGCAATCACGCTTGACTATGGCAATAACAGCATTCAGGAAGCGGTAACGCCTTCTGCTGTAACGGCTCAAGTCAAGGCCAACGGCACGTTCACGCCTACGGTTGTCTCTGCTGCTGCTGGTACGGTTATCACCGTTACCATTGGGGGCGTAGCGGCGACGTATACCACCGTTTCTGGTGATACCACCGCAACGCTTGTGGGAACCCATGTCGCTGCTGCGATCAACGCATCGGCAATCGTGAACGGATCCGGCGCGGTCATTGCTCCGGCGGTTGCTGTCAGTGGTGTCGTGTACTTCACTGCACTGACCGGTGGTACGGGCAACAACAGCATTACGCTTGCGGCTACTTCGTCATCTACCGGCAATTACACCGTGGCGGTTTCTGCTGCGACCTTTGCCAATGGAACATACGGCACGGTCACGGCGACATTCCAATACACGCACACCATTGGCGCGATTGTCATCGGACAGAACCTCGTCAGCGGCGGATCAATCATCCCAGTACCAGCGGCAACCGGCGGGTTCAATATTGACACCGTTCTTGTTGACGTAGCTATCGTAGGAGCATAAGCAGATGGCAGATCGATTTGTCAGGATTACCTTAGAGAAGCCTTACTTTAACGGACTTGGGGAAGGCGAACGCGTCCTTGCCCTTCGTTACGGGACGGAGCCGGCGCGTCTCATCAATGGCGGTTATGTCGCTGATGGTGTTGATGGCATTTCGGAAGCTATCCCGGTTTCTGCGCGTCTCGCGTCGATGAATGCCGGTGGTCAGCCTCCAAGGTATCTTCCTGGCAAGCCGATCACCTACGACCTTGCGTGGACCGATGAGGACATGCGCCAGGTTGTGGTCCCTGATTATGTGGCGATGCATTACTTTGGCGATTGGACGCTTCTTCCAGGCGAAGCCGCTGGCATTACTGTTGAGCGGACCTATGCTGCTGAGAAGCGTCGAATCGCTACCGTATGGCGTGGCTTCAAGAAAGAACCCCGCGATCGTAATATCCCCAATCATTGGCGTTCATTACGCAATGTTGGTCCTCCAGATGTTCCTCATGTCATGATTGAGCAGCTTGACTCGGCTTTACGCCGTACCACGCACGCTGCGTATCGCCCATGGGAGCATTTCAAATGGGAGCAAGACTGCATCAATATCGGGCTTGAAGGCGCTGGTTCTGAGCACATCGCCCCAACCCAGATAATTGTTACCACCGATCAGTTGAGCGCGATGGTTGCCGAGCAGGTCAAGCTTTTAATGGCGCAAGCTGATGCGAAAACACCTCGCGTTGCGAAAGCGAGCTAATCATGCCAAGAGAAGAACAAGCCGTCTACCAAAATCCAACCCCTAAAAAAGGCGGGATTGAGTATCAATCGGTTACCGAGATGATTGACGCGCCCATGTTCAAGGGTGCTGGAGCCTCGGCGATTGGTGAGCGTACTCATGTCCCGACCAGCGAGTGCAAACAGGTTGATCGCTCAGGCGATGCGCTTCGTCAATTCTTTAAGTAGGAGATGCCTTGCCGTTCACACTGGGTGATATTGAGAATGATTGCCTTGCCAATTTAGGCAGTCAGAACCCACCGGCCAATTATGGGGTGGGGACTTCAACATACCCGGTGTGGACAAGCGTTCAGGGCATCCCACGCTTTAGCCAAGGCCTGATCGATGCGGCAATAAACCGTTCAGCGCAGAAAGCTATTAGCGATCTGCGCTACACGGGATTGGTAGAATACACGTACACTTTTGCAACGATGTCACAGGTGTATGCCTACCCGATCCCCATGGGCAGTGTGGCACAAGCGACAATGAGTTTCGCTGGTACACCGGTAACGGGAAAGACCGTTACCATTACGGTTGCTGGAACGCCCGTGGTCTACACGATGACTTCGGCCGATACGAGCATCGCGCAGATGGTCTCGCACATCATCAGCGCCCTCAACGCCTCCACGCTCTACACGGCTGGAACGATCACGCTCGTATCGCCTGCGATTAATAGCGTCAATGGCGTTGTTCTGACTTCAGCGGTCAATGGTCTCGCTGGCAATGCCCTAACGTTTACCGTAGCATCGAATACAAGTTCGGTGACAGTAACGACTTCAGGGGCTACGTTTACCGGTGGCACAGCAACGAATCCAAACTTGATGGAGCTGCGCCGGCTCCAATATCAACCGCAAGGGCAAGTGTACCGTCGAGATGAGCTTGCTGGGATTCGCCTTGTAAGCTGGGAAGATTTCAGCCAAGCAACCGGTGGCGGTTATCTCAAGCAGTTCAGCTTTGGTACCGAGCCGAATCTTGTCAGTCTCATCCCAAGCCGTACAAGCATCGAGTTCTTCCCAGGTCCCGCCTCAACCGGGGACTTGGTAACGCTCCACTATGTCCCGGCGATGACTACCGGTACGGGACAGCCGCTGTTGGTTAATCAGACCGATGTCGTGCCATTGCCTGATGATTGCCGCGACTTGGTGCTTCATGGCGCAATGGAGATTATCTGGCCTGTTGCCAGCGAGTTTGGCATGCAGAAAACAGCGCGAGAAGCTCGGATGGAAGAAGCTCAGCGGATCCGTGAGCAATGGTCGCATGGTTCTTCCGGTGAGAGTCAGCGCATTATCGATGGCGATGTTGCCCGTTGTTCGATTGGGTTCTACCCTTGAGTGGCATGGGCCCTAGAGCTACATCTGCGTTTCCACCTGGGCCTCGTATTGTTCCCTATAACGATCTTGGCGGGGGGTTAAATACATCAGATGATGACCATGCGATTAAGCGCAATCAACTTTCACAATCGGTTAATTGTTGGTATGCCTATGGCCGTTCGATATCGAAGCGCCCAGGTTCGAATTCATTTATCACTGCTGCTGCTACAGGTGGCGGCGGTGTTGGTTCGGGCATTGCTACAGCTCGTTTCAACAATCAAACCTATGTTATTGTCCAGGTGGACGGCAATAAACTTTACGCGGCAAAGGCTTCTGATGCAACGTGGACGTCGATAGGATCGATGGCGTCAGGTGCGGGGCCGATACAAGCCGCGCAGATGTACGAGCCGAACACGGCGACCAATTGTCTTTTTATTGTTAATGGTGTCGATACGCCTTGGGTATGGCAAGGACCGGGCTTTAACATTGCTGCTGCAACGTCATTGACCAGTGCCCAGGTCCCGTTGAACCTTACTGCTAGTGCGACCATTACACCGGCGTATGTGACAACATATTCGAACTATTTGTTATATTCTGGCGAGCCTACCGCGATGTCTGCGGTGTATGTCAGCAATCCTGATTACCCGAACAACTTTACCGTTCCAGCAGCGTTAACGTCTCCAGGGAACGCTACCGGGTATATCCCTTATTTTGTCGGACTGAATGATGGTGTTAATGGCGGAAATATTACCGGCTTATTAACATTAGAAATTGGCATTATTATCTTCAAAGAGGCCTGTATTTATGCCTTTACCTTCACGTCGCTTTATGGAGCGACAATCTTTTATCCGTCGATCATATCAGCGTCGGTTGGTTGCCTTTCTCCTCGTAGCATCGTTCGTTTCGACGGCTTTGGTGTGTTCCTTGGCATTGACGGTGTATATACTGTTGCGTTAAATGGCGAGCCACCAGAATTAATCTCTACTGCTATTAACACGTATTTCGACTCCACCATGGTTGGTTATCCGGCGATTATTGCGAATAACCAAACAGCAGTAGCGGTTCGTCAAAGTGGCAAGTATCTTATTTGGTTTACCAGTGGATCAAGTGCGTATTCGAACGATACTGGCATTTGGTTTAATTTCCGGCAATTAGATGAGAATCAAAAACCAACCACTGGAGAGATCCAGGGGATGTATGTTGGCGGCGCGGCACCTCTGCGCGGCCCTGGAGATGATGGGAATTTCGTTTGGGTCGATGCGAGTCTTGATCGTGTTAGTAAGTTTGGTTATGGATTCTCTGATGCTGTCCCGGGAACTACCGGGTATGGCAATCCTATTACATCGTTATTTACAGGCAAGTCTGATTTCTTTGAAGATATTTGGGCGGCAGATGGGGCGCTGCGCCCGAAAACAGTGTCGAAAGTGTGGCTTGTCTTAAGCCTATTCGGGCATTTAGCATCAGGCATTTACAATGGTTCGCTGACGTTTCAAGCACTCTGGTATGGCGGCGGTAGTCTCGGTGGGCGTACATCCGGTACATCTGGACAGATTACAGCATCGGTTGGAACAGCAACGACTTGGGGCACCGATTGGGGGCAGTTGCAATGGTCAGGCCAAGGCAATGCTAACCAGCCGTATGCATTTCTCGCCTTAGATACGCAAGCGCCAGCGGTAGCGAACAACGCCCAAATTGGCTTCTCTGAGTCTTCCACCAATGGGTGGGTTGTAATCGGTTACTACGTTGAAGTCGCTGCTTGGGAGCCATTACGTGCATCAAATCAAACGCTATAGCCTACTGACTGTTATTCCATGGATGATTGCGCTGATGTGGTTCATGTCGCGCCCTGCATCGGCGACGACGTGTACCATCCCATACACTTTTACTGCTGGGACTTCTGCGGTAGCAGCTCAGGTCAATAACAATTTCAGCAATTTACAAAGCTGCGGGAATAATATTGATTACAACAATATAGGCACATCCGGGATTTACGCCAGTCAAGTGATTCCCACAACCGGAGCGCAAGCGACGTTTGGCGGCAGTCAGAATTACACATTCTCTAATGGTCTGACTACGACTACGCTAAACGCCAGCGGTACGGTCACGAGCACAAGCTCCGGGACACCATTCATGGCTGGCGTATCTGGAACCGCCGTGCAGAGCGGCCTTCTGTGGGGTACCAGTGCTGGCGGCTATACTACAGGCGGCATTGGTGCGAGTAATAGCCTGGCCGTAGCTGGCATTACCGGTAACAACGCGCTCATTACCGCTAACCCAGGATATGGCACGGTCGCCATTGATTATGGCGGTGATATGGGCATTCGTGCCGCCGTTGCCGCAAATGGTTCCTTCACGACTTTGGCCGGCACGATGAATCAAACGGTATCTGGAACAACTTATACTTTACCGTTTGATGCCCAAAGTGCATCTGGTTCAACGGATACGCATTTTGAACATGGTGATTTGGCTGTCTCAAGTATTGGCATATCCGCCACAACGTGTGTGACCGGGTATAACGTCACATTTACAAAAGCGTTCTCTGCTACGCCAACCATCACGCTTGTTCCTAATGTCATTTCAGGGCGTGGCGAATATAGTACGGCATACGTATTATCGAGTAACGCAACGGGTTTTGCGATTCAAATTTGCAACCCATCAAGTACAGGTATCAATACGCCTGCGTATATCTCATGGATTGCGCTGGGTGAGTAATGAGCTTGGGAACACTGCGAGCCTCATACCGTTTCTCGTACCGCAAACGATTACGGATGGTCTTCCTATGGGGCGGGGCATTATTAGGATCGTCACCGTTGGGGCCGCTAATACAGGCGTGTCAATCAAGCACAACTTGGGACGTATCCCCAGCTTCGTGCTGATCCTCGATCCTGGGACGGCGTATGTGAATTGGGCTCGTACCGCAACAGCATGGACGATCACCACGGCGAATCTTCAGTTCAACAACACCGGCACATTCACGATCTGGATCGTGTGATAAACTCGTAGTAGGAGGTCGTTTGTGGCAAATTTCATCATTCCAGCGATTGGTGCTGTAGCAAGTATAATCGGTAGTAGCGATCAGAGTGCTGCTAATGCAGCCGCCCAAACGAATGCACAAAACAATGCCGCGAGCATCCTCAAGAGTTCCGGTCAGTTAGCCAGTTCTCAGCAGCTTTCTGCTTACATGAACATGATGCAGCAATACCAGCAGTATCTGAATCAGAACCCTAACCCAGCACAGACTTGGCAAGGCATTCAGCAGCCTCAGGCGCTTGCTGCTCCCGGTGGTTCGATTGGTGGCGGGCAGATTGGCTCGAATGGCTCTCCGGTAGGCCATGGCGGCGGTCAAGGGCAGCAGATGCGCCAGGTAATGCCTCAGCAGCAACAGGCTCCAGCGCAAAATCTAGGTGGCATGTTTGGGCAGCAGGCCCCTCAGCAAGGTCAAGCGATGCCAGGTGGTCAGCAGACATCATCGCCTAGTATGGGCGTGCCCTTGACGTACTTGCAGAATTACTTCGGTGGCAATAAGGTGGCAAGCTGATGTCGGTTCCTGGGGTGTCTAGTGACCCTGACTATTTGGCTGCTAGCATTTCTGCTGGTATTCAGCAGAATCAGCAGCAACTAGCAGCTCAACAAGCGCAAACTTCGCTCAATCCTCAACAGCAGCAGATTTACGACTATATGAATCCTGGAGGGCCACAGTATAACAGTTCTGCCGGGTCCTTAGATCCGTATAGCACGAACATTAACGCGAACTACACTGGTGCTCAGACGGCAAACCCATTACAGCCGTCGTATTTAAGCACGCCCACGCAAGGGCAAGCCACCACTGCTCAAGCGGCGCAGCTCGGTCAGGGCGTTAATCAAAACCTCGTCAACCAATTTAGCGGGCAGAATACGCTTGGGCAATTGCAGCAGCTATCCGGTGGAAATCTTGCTGGTCAAGTTGGTCCTCAAGCGGCAGAGCAACAGCTTATGGCCGCGTATCAGCCAGCTGCGGCACAGTCAACAGCGAACCTCAATAGCCAGCTAGCTTCAATGGGCATTAACGGCGGTGCTGCGGTAACGGCGCAGAACCAGCTTCAGGGGCAGCTCACCTCTGGGCTTGGTCAATCATTGGCATCGCTCATCTCAGGTGGGCAGCAGAATCAGCTGAGTCTTAATTCGCAGAATGCCGGTGTGCTTCAGAATGGGCAAGCCAATCAGCTTGGTCTTTATAATACGCAGGCAGGCTTGAATCAGCAGACGGGCTTGGCCAATCAAAGTGCCATGAACACGATGACCGGGCAGAACCTCTCGAATATGTATAACGCGAATCAGTACAACGCAACTGCTGCGAATGATGCGAATGGTGCGTATGCAACGGCGCTGCAGAATGCGTACAACACGAACCTGAACAACTTCCAGAGTATGAACACAGCTGGTTATACCGGACAGGCAGACCTTGCTGGATCGCAGATGACGGGAAGCCAGAATCTCGCAGGCTCGGTTGCGAATAACTTCCCAGTGCAATCCGGAGCGGCGAATGCGTTTAGCAACTTAGGATCTTCCCTCGGATCGAGTTCTAGCGGCAGTTCTTCCCCAAGTTATTACGGCACTGATTCCTCGCAGCAAGGCACTGACATCGGGAGTTACCCAGCATAATGCCTCCTTATGACGTTGAGAGCCCCTTAGCATCAGGTGTTGGCTTTGCTGCAGCATATCTCCAGGGGCAGCAAGAAAAGGCCAAAGTTCAGCGTGATCTCAAGCAGCAGCAACTTGAGAATGCGCAACAAGCGGCAACGCTTGGGTTACAGCAGCAGAACGCTCAACTGGCTCAAAAGCAATATGGGCTTGATGTTGATAAGTTTGGCGAAGAGAAACGCAAAAACACCTCAACCATTGCTGCGACTGATGAGAATACCAAATCATTAAAGCTTCAAGATGATGCTACAACCCAGGGCAATATGGGTGATAAGGCATTCGCGAAGTGGTTTTCAGGCCAGCAATTCCCCAAAGGCGATGGCTTTGATGCCTGGATCTTTGGAGCATTACAGAATGCGTCGAAGGTTGGCGCATCCAAGGTCACGATGGACTTCCTCAAGAGCCTTGATGATGAGTATGGTAAGTCTGCTCGTACAAAGGCCTACGCGGATCAAGTCGCTGCGAATGTTGCGTTTAAGCAAGCAGAGACTAAGGCAATCCCACAAAAGCTTGAGATTGAACTTACTCGTGCGAATAATGCCGATAGTTTAGGCGAGCAGCGCATTGGGTTGCAGCAACAGGGCTTGGATCAGCGCGGGCAATATCAGGGATTCCGTGAGGGGCTTGAGGGCGTTGGCCTTGATGATAATGTGTCGAATCTTATCACTCAGGTAAAAGAAGGCTCGATCCCGCCACATCATGCTGAGATCTTGATCCAAGGTGATAAGAAGCTAAAGCCAGAGCAGAAGGCAGTTGCTCTAGCAGCTTTGCGTCATGCGCAGCCTAAAGCCGCTACTGGTGGATCTGTTCGCCACTTGAGTGCCATGGACGCCGCCATGTATCAGCAATCAGTTCAGAAGCGTCTTAATGATGGTGAGTCTCCTACGTCTATCAAGGCTTCCTTGACGAATGCTGATGGCTTAGCACCAGAGCAGGCGCAGCAGCTCATCATTGACGCTGCGCAGGCGAACAAATGACAAATCAGCATAATTGGCATCAAGCCCAAGCAGAGTTGGATCGTCTGTATCATCAAGTCTCGCGCACGCCGGCATGGAAAGCTGCAGCGCAGGGCAAGCGCAACGTTGACGATGCGATGGAGTGGATAGGCCAGAACCCGCTTGTGAATGGCACGATGGCGACCCTTGGGACAAGTGAGCGCGCAGGGATGGGTGCCGCTGATGCTCTCACTGCTGGCAATTTTAAGGGACTACCCGCTCGTGTTGGGCGCTCTGTGACCGACCCAGAAGGTGACATTGAGCAGACGCATCGTGTCGAGAATCGTGTCGGCACTGCACTGTTTGGTGATGATTGGAATAAAGATACACTAAACGGTCCTGAACAGGCCGTTTTTGATTATGCCGTCCAGAGCTTGCTTGACCCAGCAACGTATGTTCCTGGCTTAGATGTAATATCGCTTTTGAAGCGTGTTGGGAAGTTTTCCAAAGCGGGGAAAACGATTGAGAAGCTTGCTAAAGCTTTGCCTGCTCCAGTACGTGAAAAGGCTGCTAGCACTGCTCAGAGCGCTAAGAATTACTTCACCGCTTCAGGGCGCCCGCTTCAGGGGATGCAGCAAAGCGGCTTGAATGTTGTGCGCTCGCATGAAGCTGGCCAGCGCGTACTTTCGAAAGCGCGTGAAGCTGAATACTCCCATATCATTGAGGGCATGCGGCCAGAGTTGGAGCATCTTCACAATACGCTAACGCAGATGAAGCTCACTGGCCGTGATATTCGCAATCATCATGTGGCGATGCAATTGCCAATGCAAGACCGGCTGACGCTTCACAAGCTTAACAAGCATTTAACCGACCCTATGCTTTGGCGTGAAGGCGATGCGAATGTGCGCAAGTCGCTGCTTTCTCGTGGATTTAAGCCTAGTGCTGAAGATGCGAAGTTGCCAACGGCGAATCTCGTGAAGGACGATTGGGGTCGCCGTTATCTTCCCGAGCAGAATCTTGCTTCGAAAGAAGAGCGTAAAGCGCAAGCAGAGGCTCGTGGCTTCAGGTATAAGCCTGCTGGTGGCGCGATGCTTGGTGCTGCGTTAGAGAAGAAAGCGCCCTCGCCGACATCGCCCTTAATTGAGCGCGTTCAAGATCGTGCTTTAAGCTCGTCATTCTCCGAGCCCAAGCGACGGATGGAGCAGCATGTTCTCACGGATTTAGGCCTCGATGATAAGGCAGTTGAGGGTGTACGCGGTTTAGAAGGCAAGTGGGCAGCGGCTGATCGGATCGGGGCTGAACTGGCTAAGAAGCATGGGCATGATGCGATTATTCAGCATTCGATGGCAGAAGATGAGCCTGACGAATTCTTTGCGCTTCACCCAAACGCAACACGCAACCCAAAAACGAACAACCCGGCACCTGCGCTGAAGCGTAAAGCTAAGTATGAGCAGACTCTGGCGCAGCAACAACAAGAGATGGTGCAAACAGCGGCAAAGCGTGCAAAATTCCTGAAGCCCGGAGCGCCTGTTACGGATGAAGCCATCCCCGAGGGCATCTTCCCTGGTCATTCTGGCGCTATCCCGGAGATGCCGGAAGCACTTCATGATCGCATGTTTGGTGAGAAGGTCATCCAAGAACCGAGTTGGCTGCAGCAGAACGTCGCTAAGCCATTCCGTACGAGCTTATTCGCGAACATCGTCCCTCACGTATCGAACCTGAATCAACAGATGGGCGTCGGTGGTAAGTTCGGTGGTTGGAGCGCCTCTGCGGAGGGTGCGGCTCATGCTGCTCGTCAAATAGCTGGCGACCCTCAAGCGCTTAAAGAGGCGGAAGAAGCACGTCTCCATGGCGCTATGCCGGTTCATGGTTATGGCTCCCATGAAGTGCAGAAGAACCCTGTAGCACGTGCCTATAACGCGCAGCAGAATGTGCTCACGAAGATTCACGAAGGCCAAGCCACAGTAATGTTCCACAAGGCTCGCAAGGCTGGCTTATCAGGCCCTGACGCGGCCCACGAGGTGCGAAAAGCCTTCGGCAACCCTGATGAGCAATCACAGTTCACGAAGGACGTTAGCCGTACCGGGGCACCGTTTGCGAGCTGGGTGACTTCTACCGTTCCTCGTGGTGCGGTGAACTCAATCTCCAGTCAAAAGGGCCGTGCTTCGCTCAAGAACTACGCTCGTGCTACGTCCGATATTAACCAAGATTACTTCGAGCCTGAGTATGGGGTCGATCTTGATCCAGGTGGCTTCTCAAGCCGTGTGGCGAACTTTGCTTTTGAGCCTGGGCGCTATTGGTCGAGCCCAAGCGTTAAGGGCACGTATACGGCAATGGGTGAGGATTCCAAGCAACGTGGCACAGGAGACATTATCAAGTCATATGTCCCTGGTGGTGGGTTGCTTGATATCGTGAAGCAGCCATTGAAGCCAAAAGAACAGGCGCAGCGCAGTGCTAAACCCATGCCATTATGGTTGCGTGCTCCAGCCGTTATCGGCGGCGGTCACTTTAGCAAGTCAGAAACACCCCGACACAAAGCCGTGCGTGAGCTTATCCGTCAAGGCTTAGTTGTTACCCCACCGCAACAGTGAGGCATTATGATCCACGGTATAGATTCCGGCAAGATTCCGACGCAGCTTATTTACGCAGAGATCATCCAGAAAGCAGCAGATGACGCCAACGTTTCGGCACTGCTTTGCTATGCGATTGCGAACCGTGAAACTCTACGGGGTCAGCGTGCAGGGTCGTGGGATGCAGCTTCAGTGGTCAGCGCCGATGGCGGTCATGGTTTATTCCAATTGACGTCTTCATGGCCGTCTGATTGGGCAGATCCTAGCGCAAACACGGCGTACGCGATTGCGCATTTCATTAAGCCGGCGATGGATTGGCTCGTGGAACAAGGCTTAGAAGGTGATGCGTTAATCAAGGGAATCGCCGCTTCGTTCAACGCTGGTCTTGGTGCTGCTTGGAATGCGCACGTGAGTCAGAACGACTTCGATGCGTGTACCACAGGCAACGATTATGCCAGTGATGTACTTGCTAACTACCTAGCATTACATAGCGGTCACGCCGTCAGTTAGGCTCGTAGTGGTATGATGAACCCAGGAGCAGCAGGCAATGAACAAGACGGCAATCCGCAGCGCCCTCTTCCGTGGTGGTCGCATGTTCGTCTTAGCCTTCGTGGCCGCAAGCACGACGGGGTTATCAGTGTTGCAGGAGCAAATGTTCATGAAGGACGGTGCTCCGAATTCCAAAGCCGCTTTGGCAGCTGCGAGCACAGCGTTCTTGGTGGCATTTGCAAGCAGTGTATTGCATCTGATCGAAGAGAGCTTCAGCAACTCCTCGGAAGTGCCCCAAGTTCCACCAGCACCTCAAGTGAAGAAGTAGGAGCACACATCATGGCAACACCGACAACGCTTAACCTTGTAACCGACTTTATCGCATACATACCCAAGGTGGAGGCATTCATTGCCGGTCAACCTGTCGCCATCCCGGTACCGGCGGAAACGTTCGAAGTCGAAGGCATCACCGTCTCGATTGCAGCGACAACCGTCACCATCACTAAGTAGCTTCTCGCTGCTCTTTCCCGCTCAAAGGAGGTCAAAACGATGATGAAGAGACTCGGGCTTTTGGCCTTCGCGGCGGCGGTATTTGCGCCCCTATTGGCTCAAGCCGATCCTTGGTATGTCTCCGAGGGATGGTATTACGGCGGATCTCCTCCAACGGCCGTGTCGGGAAAAACGTATCCGGCGGCTCTTGATAGCTCGCTCAACCTCCAGGTAGATTGCGTAACCGGCTGCTCCGGTAGTAGCGGTGGCGCTTCAGGCGGGTATTACAATCCGAGCCCAACGCCATTCCCGACAGCAACCGCAGCACCAGCACTGCTTGATGCCTATGGCGAGACCTTGGTCGGTCCAGGTCCGCACGCATCGCCATTCCCAGTTGCAGCAGGGCAATTTGCCCGCACGGATACAGCTGGCAGCATTACATCTGGTGGAACGGCTCAGAATTGGGCTACTGCTGGTGCGATTGTTCATGGCTGCGACATTATGAACACGAGCACTGCGCCTGAGTATATCCGCCTCGATGGTACGGCAGCTAGTACAGCTAGCTTGTATCTTTCCCCGAATGGCTATTATGAGTGCCCGCTTAGTGGTGCGCCTACGACTGCGGTGAGCATCTATGGAGCAACTACCGGTCAGACGTTCTTCGATGAGGTCTGGTAATGCAGAAGCACCTTAAGCATCTTGGAATCGGTATTGGTGCTGCATTAGCGCTTGCGTTGCCGAGCGCGGCTTCAGCTAGCATCTACAATCCATATGCGCCTGAGGTATGGACTGTTGCTGGGAGTGTTGCTGGCAGTACGACAACCTCGACGATCACTATCCCGCTGAATTATCAGTACGTAAGCATGACATGTATTGGTCCTGGCGGTGGCGGTGGCGGTGGTGGTAGCGGAGCTAATTTCGGTGGCGGTGGTAGCGGTGGCGGTGGCTCTTATGTCAGCCAAACATTTACGCTTTCGTCAATTTTAAGCTTAATTTCTACCGGTGTGATCGTTGTTTCCGTCCCGACTGGTGGTGCTGGTGGAACGGCTGGAAACGCAGGCTCCGGTGGAAATGGCGGTAGTGGTGGGGTTGCCACGGTTAGTGCAAATGGCACACCGATTGTTTCCACCGGACTAGCAGCAGCAGGTGGTGGCATCGGTGGTAGCTCAGCTACTGGCGGCACCGGTGGTGCCACAAACGGATTTGGTGTTGGTATTGGTGGTGCTGGCGTTGCTGGTGCCGGTGCATCAGGCAATGGCAACGCTGGTAACGGTGCTGGCAGCGGCAACCTAGGTGGCGGCAGCGGTGGCGGTGGCGGTTCTATTACCGGCAACGGCGGCGCTGGTGGTATTACTGCAGATGTTTATTACGGGAATAATACCTCGACGCCGGCTACGACAAACGGCGCTTCTGGTCTAGCAGGATCAGTAGTTGCTGGAAAAGGCGGCGGCGGTGGCACCGGCACCGGCACGCTCACAGGCGGTAACGGTGGTAGCTATGGTGGAAGCGGAGCTGGTGGGGCCAGTGCCACTTCTGGTGCTGCCGGAGCTGGTGGCAATGGTGGCGCTGGTATTTGCCAGATCACCGCTTGGTAGAGGATGAAATAGATGTATCTAACTGCGTATTCAGCTGCTAACGACAGCATGCCTTATGGTCAAGGTATGAGCACGATTCCCGGAACCAACGACGATTGGAATGGGACTTCCACCGATGGCGCACAGCAATGGTGCGATGGTGCGCTTTGGCAGTACGTGAACGGTACCGCGATCACGATGTATATGTGTCTCGATTCAAGCCCGGGAGTTGCGGTTTGGGTTGTATTAGTAACCGGCACGAAGTAGCTATCCCAAGGGCCCCACTTTCACGAGTGGGGCTTTTCTCTATCTTTACCCTTAAGTCTTGACTTGATATAACCGATAGTTTAGGATGACTGAGTACATTCCTAGACCGGAGGGTTACCAAGTGAATATCGATTTAGAAGCCGCTTTCGAGCGTGGTTTAATTGCGCAATTTGAGGCGAACCGTCGTAATGATGAAGAGGCGCCGCACGTATCCGACTTAGGCCAATGTGGTTTGGCTGTGTCGTTGCGCCGTTCTGGTGCCGAGCAGTTGCCTAAAGATACGCGAACATTACAATTGATGCAGAAGGGGTTGCATGACGAAGAGTATGTGGTCGGTATGCTTGCTGCTGGCCTTGCTGGTGATGGCTGGCGTATTATTCGCAGTGGAGTGCTCGCAGACGGTTTGGACCTTGTAGGGCATTTAGACGTTGAGATTGCGCGGATGTGCTGCGATCACAATAATTGGGCGGATTTGGATGTTTTTGGTTGGTCTTGCAATTGCGGGCCGATCCGCACCGCCTACGATGATCTCGAAGGCATCTTTCCTGAGCCCGTAGAGTACGCCTACATCGAGGTAAAGACCACGCAATGGCACGAGCGCTGGGAGCATCTCGGTGAGATTGGTAAGCGCGGATTGCCAATCAAGACGAAGGTCTTGCCTGGCCCGCGTCCTGAGCCTAGCGTTGCGCATCGATTGCAGGCACTAGGGTATGTGCTGCGCCGGCTACATCCAGGGCAGAAGAAGCCGATGCCATATGCGATATTCCAGCACGATCGTGCACTGAATGGCTTCAAGCAATACCCCAAAGCTGGCGAGTGGTATGACCCTGCGGATGCTGAGTGGCTGGCGCGTCATGACCGTGCATTGGAGATTGTTGCGCTTACCGCACCGGGAATTGACCCTGTTGAAGCTGGTCTTGCTACGATAAATGCCGATGGTCAACTAGAGGGCAAAGCCCCTGAAGAGTGGATGCATTCGTATTGCAACTACTTTCAGTGCGCCTTGAACACCAATAAGCTCAATCCCAAGCACGCTGTGGAGGTGCCGTTTTGATGCCTGATATCCATGACGCTGAGTTCGTAGAGACCGTTCATGCAGAGACCTCCGCATTGGCCCTTCCCGAGCCCGCCAAGGCATCCTTAGGGCTATTCCGCACCGATGACCCATCTCAGGTCATTATCGAAGCTGCAAAGGTTGCTACGTCGCTTAAAGACGTGCTCGATAAGTGCAAGCTCATTCAGAACATCCAAGGCAAAGAACACGTCAAGGTTGAGGGATGGCTCACCCTTGCGTCTATGCTCAACCTCTCGCCGGTGAACGAGTGGACACGTAAGACCGAGGACCCCGATGGTTGGGAAGCTGCGTGCGTGCTCAAGAACTTGCAAGGCGAGATTGTTGCCCGTGGTGAGGCTTCATGCGGACGTGACGAGCGCCGGTGGAAGACAGCAGAGAACTTTGCTATTCGCAGCATGGCGCAGACACGCGCGCAGGCGAAGGCGATAAGTTCGAAGCTGCGATTCATTATGGTGCTTGCCGGCTACTCAGGAACGCCCGCTGAGGAGATGGGCAACGCCATCGCTGAGACGCCGCAACCGCGCTATACGAACCAAGAGCAGATCAACCGGCTCAATGGGCAGATGAAAGATCGTGCTATTGCTCTTGGGGTGTGTAAGGATGGCACGACGTTCCTTGCGTGGGTACGATCAGACGTAGGTATCGATGAGGCAGTTGCTGGGTGGAAGCCATCGCAAGCACAACGGGACACGGTGAATCGCCTCTTAGATCATATGCAAGAGCAGATAGCAGATAGGACGCAAGCATGGACCTGATCATTCTACTCATCATCATTCTCGTTGTATTTGGTGGCGGGGTTGTACCCAACAGCCCGTACTATGGTTACTCGTGGCAGCCGGTAATTGCAATATTAGTATTGTTCGTATTGCTGCGCTACGTATTACATCTGATTTAGAAAGAGAGATTTGCACACATGGAACAACCAAAACGCAAATACACCGACGATAAGATCCGCCCAATATTAACCGAAGCACGGGCGCGCTTTAATGCGGATAACCTCTGCTTGTTGTTTGACGCACTCGAGGAACGCCTTGCGCCTGAGCCTGTGAATTCGCTGCGTGATTTAGCGGTGCGAGTTGGTATGGAACATTGCGAAGAGTATCATAGTCTGGAATTTAGCGAAGATAGTGTGCATGCTGTAAGTGACGCAATGTACGTTGTAGCCGATTACGTGCTAGATGCTCCGCTTGCGGAATTAACCCTCGACGAAGCAGAGCAGCTAAATAAACTGGTGCGTGAAAGTCGCCGCGCAGCGAACGTTGACTTCGGCGAAGAGATTATCAATTGGCACGAATCCATTCGCCCAGCACGCCTAGCGAGGGCGAAGCGGTGAATTACGATGAGCGTGTGAAGCGCGTAGCCGATGCTATTTTAGGGGAGCTGATGCATTGCGAACCTGGGGCTTTCCCATTGGAGAAGATGGCCAGGGCGGCTATTGCTGCAAGTGATGCAACGCTTGAAGTTACGCAGCAGATGGTGGAGGCGTTTGAATATCATCTTGTCGAGCGGCACAATTACTGCAAAGATTTGTCTGATTGCTGCATTATTGGTGGAATGAACGCTGCCCTAGCCGCTCTGCGAGGTGAACAAAATGACGCCTGAGGATACTGCCGAACTAATCTTGGATTTACGAGCGATTCACAATCATTGCTCAAACATGAAAAACTATCCCGAAATAGCCAAAGATGCCGCTGATTTAATTGAGCAGCAACAAGCCACGATTGCGCGGTTATCGGCTCAAGCCTTGAGTGAATCCGAAGAAAAGACATTCGCGGAGTATGCTTGGGATGAGGCGTGTATTCTCACCATCCCAGATAAAAACGGGATGCACATCCTCAACAGTGACGTTGAAGCGATCGTTGGGCAAATAAAACAACCTGAGAAACCGACTTTTGTTGCAACAACGGGGATCATTACGGGGATACCTCTTACTGGTTTATCCGAAGGGAGTGAATTCACGGTATCATTCTCAAATTGCCCCGAGGTTTCTCTTGCGAAGTATAAGGTTGTTATTGGTGAGGTTATTGAACAAAATGACGAACAATGAGCGTGTGAAGCGCGTAGCGGAAATGCTTTATGTGCATGCGATTAAGATTTACAACGCGATGCGTGTCGGTATGTCCGTTGAGCAAATTATTCAAGAAGCGTCCAGGGACGCTATCGCTGCAAGTGATGCAACGTTTGAGGTTACTTGGGCTATGCGTGAAGTTGCCGCGCGAAAGCTTGAGGAAACCTTTGATGATGTTTGCCATAGCGACGCGCTAGATATTGTCGGCGATATTTTACAAGCCGCCCTAGCCGCTATGCGAGGTGAGACAAAATGACGCCTGAAGATATGCGTCATTGCGCTCAGCTAGATGCTAATACGGCTAACCCAAATTATCACAATGCTCTCGTTATGTTGCTAGAAGCAGCGGATTTAATTGAGCAGCAACAAGCCACGATTGCGCGGCTTGAGGCTCCGTTTACGCTTGAAGAGCGGAGTCGTCTTAGCGGAGAAAATCTCTCGCCTTTGTTAGCCATTACAATCCATGGCATTCTTCAGGAGCGCAAAAATGCCGAATAAACGCTTGAGCGATGTTTGCGGTAAGTGCGGCCAAGTAATAAAGCCACGTAATTCTTTCGGTAAGGATTATATCGAATCGTTTTGGTCGGTATTCCGCGATACCCCCCGAAGCATATGGGAAATGTACAAATCCGACGGGCTTACGATTCATGAAGCAATCCGAATGGAGCTATCCTATGTCGAATAAGCGCGTCAGCGATGATGATTATGTCCGACTTGATTGCATGATCGCCGAGTTTGGGGACGGGATCCTAGAATTCGAGACTCGGGATATTTGCAATCTACTGCACGATAATCTAGAGTTTCGCGCCGAAATCGCCCAGCTCAGAGTGCAGCTCAAGCAAAAAGATATTGCGCGTGAATTGCAGATTAACGAATACGAACGCATTATGGATGAACATGCTACGCGACTCGCCGCATCAGAAGCAAAGCTTGAAAGCGTTTACAAACTGCCAACCTATTGGATGGATCACCCTAACGGAAAAGATCGCATGGAAGTTGTGAGCGCATTCGGGCTTAATAAAGCACTATCCGATACGGAGGCACAATGAGCGACAAGGGGGATCTCGCCCTACCCGGGCTCTGGGTAGATTTGCCTGACGGGACAAGATACATGGATGTAGACACGCTACAATTAAACTTATCAGGTTCCGAGCGCTTTCGTATCGAGTGTCTGACACAACAGCTTGAGCGCGATGGATACGAAGTTATGGCACATCGTTTGGTAAATAAACCTGGCAACATTATTCGCATTGCAGTAAAGCCGCCCTCGGCATATACGGAACAAGAGGCACAATGAGCGACACACCTGAGATCCCGGAAGCATTGGTCACCATTGTTGCCGAGGCGATCCAACGTAATAGTTCTTCTAAGAGTATGCACACGGGTCGTATCCCAGCAGATTATTTCAAGCAAGCTCGCGCCGCAATAATCGCAATGCAAGCCCCTGAGCCCGAAGTTACGGATGAGATGATTCACCTTTCGGTTGGTATGTGGCGTGAAATGGAAAGCAACAACCAATCTCTGGAAATGAGGATGCAGCGTATTCTCAAAGCAGCACTAGCCGGCTAATCGCAAGTAGCAACAGGGCCTCACCATTCGGTGGGGTCTTTTTTTTGTAGTTGCAACGCTTACTCGCAAGGGGACTTAAGTCTCAATCGTAATGCATATGTAGACGGCCTCCCGGGATTGATCCCCCGGAAGAATCGTTAGAGTGTGGCTACTGATGCCACGAATTTCCCACACTCGAATTCGTACGGTGCGGTAGCTACATGGTCGTCTAACATACAGACTCCCTGGAGCTTCGCTATTGCTTCGGGGAGTTTTGCTATGTCCGACCCATACGTTTACATCTTCTGTGCCGCAGTTGTATGCGCGGTGCTCATCGTCGCGTACTTCTTTGCCGATTATGTGGCCAGGAGGTGCACATGCATCAGTTGTGTAGCGCAGCGGAGGAGCCGCAGAGCGAAATGACTTGGCGACAGATTCTCGTTGATTCTTGGCGCTTGATGGAAAGCCACGGGCGACCCACTATTGTTGGGGCTATTCGTATTGCCCGAGAGTGTGGCGCAAGGTTCAACGATAAGGAAGCAAGGGAGCTACTTCGGGCATTCGCTCAAAAAGTTACCCAGATTGCACCCAGCTCTCACCCAGATGCTACCCAGCAAAATGAGCACGTTTACCCAGATGCTACCCAACCTCTACCCGATGAAAAGCTGGGTTCGCGCGCGCACTCTAAGGTATTACTAGTTACTAAGAGTTTAGAAGCTAAAGCTTCTATTGGCTCATCGCCTCCGGCTCAAGAGCCAACGCCTGAGCAGCCTAAAACGTCTAAACGTAAGACGAGTAAGCGTGACGACCATGATACTCCGTTCGATGTTTCGGAGCCCCGTGAAGCTGTGGACCGTTGCGCGCCGGACGACCCTTCGCAGCCGCTATGGGTGCGGCAGATGCGAGAGTGGGTGCTAGGCGTCTATGAGACTCAACTCACTGCATTGACGGCTGATGAGACGCTGAAGCTTGCGCGATATCATGCCTGGCGCTGGGCGAATTGTACTAAGGACGCGGCAAAGAACACTGCTGCTGCTGGCAAGATCGTTGTGGGTCTCACCACTCTTGCCGCTGATCGCCGTTACGGGACCGTTACGGTCGCGGATTATCTGGTCGCTGGCGATGACCACTGGGATTGCATGGGCAGGAAGCCATTACACGCGGTATGGCCTATCATATCGCAGCTGGAGAAAGTATCTTGAGCTTAGTTAGTTTTGCCCGCGCTACCGACCGTCAATTCGGTCCTATGGTGTTTTTCCGAGGTATGTCGCGGGTGTTTGCGACGAACAAGCCGATGACGTGGCAGGCGTGGGATGAGATCTTTGCGCTTGCCGAGGAGCACGTGCTTATTGGCGACCCTGACAAGTATGGCCAGGTTGTCATGCATTACCCCGTTCTGGCCAATGGCTTGCTTAAGACATGGCGCGGCGCTCGTGCTGCTCGTGCGGCGGGCCTGACTCCTTGGCAATGGCAGATCCAGGAAGACCTCCGTCTGACCAAACTGGCAGATATCGAGGCAAAGAAGCAACAGCAATGGGCTGACGAGCGCCGGATACGCTTGCATGGTGATCCTGAAGCCGATGCCAAGAAGATTGGATACACCTTAGGCGGTCGCAGGCCGAGCAATTGATCCCGACTATCACGGTCAAGATCCCCGGCAAGCCCATTACCGCGAACATGCAAGCACGGCTTACCGCAGTCAAGGTCACAGGATCAGCCGGTATCAGCTACCGGGGTCGCATGTATAAAAGCAACGAGTCACGAGCGTATCAGAGCCTCGTCTATAACCTGGCCTACGAAGAAGCAGCTTTAACGGGCTGGAAACAGCCCTTCTACGCCGTTGTGCATCTTCGCTATTACAATATCAGGGCAGACGTGGATGGCGTGCCCAAGCTCATCCTAGACGGCTTACAAGGCGTTCTGTATCCGAACGACTCGCGCATCAAGAGATTCTTAGTCGAACCATTCAAGGACGACGGTGGTGAGCGTTGCGAGGTGGATGTATCGTGGATGACGTGGGCTGAGTGCAAGTCAAAAGGCTTAACTTGTCCGGTCAAATATCGCATTTAAGTTAAAGAATCGGCCTTTTCTTAACTTGGCATATAAGAAAAGGGCCCGAATATCGGTGCCCTTTTCTTGTTGGTAAGGCGAGGCTTTAGCCGTAGCCGAAGCCGAAGCCGTAGCCGAAGCCGTCGCCGGAGCCGAAGCCGTAGCCGGAGCCGTAGCCGTAGCCGTAGCCGAAGCCGAAGCCGTCGCCGGAGCCGTCGCCGTAGCCGTAGCCGAAGCCGAAGCCGAAGCCGTAGCCGGAGCCGTAGCCGTAGCCGTAGCCGAAGCCGAAGCCGTCGCCGTAGCCGTCGCCGGAGCCGGAGCCGAAGCCGTCGCCGTAGCCGTCGCCGGAGCCGGAGCCGGAGCCGAAGCCGAAGCCGGAGCCGTAGCCGTCGTGACCGAGGGAAAGGGCGACGTTATCCGCCCCGTTGCTCACTTAATATCGTGCTCGGGGAATTCGGTAAGGTTCTTATTGGCCGTATCACTCAAAGGAATGATTTCGATGGCTTCGGTCAGCGTGATCTCGGGGACAGCGCACGAGATCTTTGAATCTTTTCCAACACCATCTAAAGCGATTTTCGAAAGCGTAAATGCTCCCGTCCAATACCAGATGCGGCGGGCATCACTCAAAACGACATGCTTGCCGTCTTGGAGCGTTAACGTACCAAAATGCACGCCTGCGGAATACGTACGGACAAGAACGCGATCGCCAATTTTCACGAGATCTCTCTTTCACGGTGAATCCAGGGTTGTTCCCTAGCCCTGGATAGTATCACGGGGAAGCCATGCAGTCAAGACTTACCAATAGACACAAAGAAGCCGCCTGGTCTTTCGACGAAGCGGCTCTTTGCGGTCTGTCACGACTTAGGCTATGAGTTTGGTGAACCCCGGCCTTGCGCCTTCGTACACAAGGCGGTCTTCGTGCCCACGGCTCCGTGGTCTAGCGTCCCTCGTTGGGGTGTCCTGAGCCATAATAACCATCGGGGCTGCGGTAGCCATGTTTACGCTCATAGGTCCTCCGGTGGATCCGTGCAATTGCTTGTGCTTGCGCTAATGCTAAATTACCGAATGCCGGCTTGACATCTTCCATCCGACAAAACACTTGATACCCTGTTATATGTTCCCATTTGCGGCGATGGCTTTCGATCAAGTCTTTCGTATCGTTCAATAACTTATTATTACGTAATATCTCGGCGTGCATTTGTTGCTCCAAATTGTAATCTTCTGGTGTCATGTAAGCTCTCCTTAAATGGCAAGTATCCTGTTCATGGTATCGGCAGAAGAGGCAAAAAACTCAGTGTTCATCAACTTCTTTGCTTATACTTACGATAGCTAGCAGCAGAGGGAGAAGAGGCACTTGTTTTTGCCGTGGCTGATTTATTACCATTGCTTGTCGCTTCAGGTTCACGTGTTCCATACGCAACATGAGTGAAATCAGGGTTTTTAATTAACGTGCCAGTTATTATCTGCGAATTGTCTGCTGAGTGAAAAGCACCATTACGATATTCCCAATCAGCATATTCCGGCGGATTGATAAATTCCGGTATGTCTTTAATGACGTAGCAATGAGGATTATGCTTACACAATAACTCGCATATCGAATACGCCGCTAAGCGTCTCTCCCATTGTAAGAATCGTGTACGTGCTAGCTTTGCTACTGGGCATACGGTTTTTCCGGTCATAATATGTAAACATTCACAATGCTTAAATTGATCTGTGGTAATTGATCCTACGTAGCATTCACCAGATACAACCGCTAGTGGAAATGCAGCGGTTAATAATATTTCAAGCATGTTGCCTCCTTGAGCATACTTATGTTATTATCGCGCGCACGCGCGCACGGGAGAGAATTGTTAAGGGAAGAAGTTAGTCGCGCTTATTATTACGTAGCATGTTGAATACTTTGATCACGTCTTTTATCATATGGAAGCCAAACAGCACGAAACCCGCTAATCCAACCATCGCAAAGCTATAGATGATAAAGATGTGGATGACTTCCAATAGACCGCCGATGAGTTCCCAGACTTGCAACATAAAGACTCCTTTCGAGAGTAGCCTACTCTATATCGGCAACTCGGTGCTTCTTCCGTGATTCCCATTGCTTTTTGCAGCACTCTTGGCATGTGACATAGGCCCTGCCCGTACTGCGATTGATGTCCAATGGGTTCATAGGCGTGCCACACAGACTAGCACACTTGCCTTCTGCGATTGCCTTCTCACGTCGTTTTGCGGTGTTGTTGCGACGATACTCAGGGCTCTCGCTCGCTGCTGTCATTGTTCTGCTCCTTCTTCTGTGTTAGTATCAGCTTGCAATTCGTTCAGCGGATTCTCATGGATGGACAAAAGGCCCGGGTGTAAGCTCCCCGGGCCTTTTCCTATGCTATCGCTCGTCGCGGCTCTCGTCGGGATCTTCTCTTCGACACTCCTTGCATCGGCAATCAGAGTCGTGCGCAGCGTAAAATCGCTCTTCCATCCACTCATCGTAGTTCATGATGCTTGCCTTGACGTTAGCATGGTCAAATCGCGCGGCACGGGGCGTACCGTGGCTTTGGTGTGATTGTAAACCGTCTCGATATATTCCAACACTTGCGGTTCAGTCACCATCACCGTACTGCCGCTGCTTGTTTTATATGGGGCCTTGGGGACTACCCCGAAACGGTCCGGGAGTGGAGTTCCATTTGCCATGTGACCAAACTCCACGGTGGCACCCTCCATGACGCCACAATTGTGATAATAGGCTGCTGCTAAGCGATACATCTTTTGTTCTTGGCCTGGAATGTGTCGCCAATCCGCAAGCGGGATGATGTTGGCTTTGAGCTTATCGTAGAAGTTCAAGGTGCCTCCGCGTATTTACTAATGGTGCTCAATAGAGACTGATTCGTCTTGTTGGCAATCTCCAAGCTGCGTAGTAGTCGTCGACCGCTAAGGAGAGAGACGACATTGGAGCAGATGAGTACGATGCAGCAAGCGAGTAAAACGTAGTTCATCAGAGCTGTATTTGGATTGGTGACGCCGGCAGTGAATATCCGAGGAATGCTTTGGTCGCTTCTGCTGTTGTCCGGTCGTAGTCAACGATGGCTTGCCGCAATGCTGCGAGGTCTGCTTCTGTCAGGATCGCCGGGTACTCTTTGCGAGAGTCGAGGCTCCATAGAATCTCTGTAACGGTACCTGCAAGGCGTCCTGTAGCGCGTGCGCGGTTAAGCTCGATCTGATCAGTTGATGCAGCCATAGTCATGAGCATTGTGCCTTTCCGCTAGGGCATGTCACCGGTGGCTGCTGTGGGTAGTGCTTGTAGTCTGCCTGGAAGATCGAGTTGCTGTGTAAGACGGTCACACCGAGGATGAATGCGATTGCGTAGCTCTTCATGCTATTTGCTCTCCCCGGTCACGCAAGGGATACGACGGATGATCGCAGCGCAGCCACGACGGGCTTTGAAGCGGTTG